AGCGACCATGCCGTAGCGAGTCTTAAATCCGATTTTGGGCTGGAAGGTGTTCTCGCCAACGGCACGAACCATCTGAAGGGGAACGTAGGGGCAATAGAACAGACCAGCGTCATAAGGTGAAGAACCCTTGTAACCAACAACGTAGTACTGATTAGCAGCAACGTTGGCAGCATAAGGATCGATGTATACACGATACTTACCTTGAAGAACACCAGCAAAGGTATTGCCAGCATCGTCAACCTGAAGATTGGCGTTGAGCGCAGGGGTGTAATCAAGAACACCTGCCATGGTGAGTGCAGAAGCAACATCAGCAGAGCAGAGGATCATATTACCCTTCCCTCTACGAGTTTGCTGGGCGATAGCGTTAGCGTCTCTCTCAATCTGGAAGATGAGACCCTTAAACTTCTCAACAGACCAACGACCATTGCTGTCAACGTCGAGGTCGAAAGTACCACCGGTTGCAACATTTGCCTGAGCACCAGGAACAGCAACGTTATAGATGGTTCTGATAACTTCGCGGTTAATCTCTGCCAGAATCTCAGTAGAGAGGATGTTGGCGAGTTCCGCTTCAGCATTCAGACCATGAATTGCTTTCAAGTCCTGAGCAAGTTCAAGTGAATACTCAGCTTTCAGAGCGCGTGACTTGGCAGTAACGGTGATTTTCTCAATCGAGAAAGCCATCTCGTTGAATTCATTGCTCGTGCCATCACCCAATGCCTCAGCATTCTGGGTGGTCATGCCGTTACCTACGTTGTAGGTTTCCTGATCACCAACTGCAGGGAATGTACCGTCAAGAGCACCAGGGTTGGTTCCTTTCTGGTTGGTAGTACCCAAACCAACGGCAACCTGAGTCATTCCACCGGTCAGGTCGAAGTTGTTATTCTGACCAGAGAATGCAGTGTCTGCTTCGTTGTAGAATGCCTCTTCGCCACTCTGAGAAGCGTAGCGGGAGCGCATTGCGAAGATCAGTCCAGTAGGACCATTCATCGGTTGAACGCCTGCGAGGTCATAAGCGACCAGGTTAGGCATTGCACGTCTAATCAGGGAGATCAGAACGGGATCGAAATTACTGATTGCTCCGGTGCCACCAGAAGTGGAGTTGGTAGGAGCTGCTTCTCCAAGGAACTCTTGCTCCTCTCTAAGCATTTTTTCTTGGTTCTCCAGAAGAACGGAGGTTACCATTCTCTTATGAGGATCTTTGATTTCTCCAAGACCATCATGGTTAAGAATTGGTGCCCACTTCTCCTGCAGTTGTTCGGAATTGAACATTTGCATTTGAATTTTACCTCTTAAATTTTTTTGTTTTGTTTGTTGTTAATAATTTAAAAACTCACTTTTTCGAAACTCTATTCAGAGTCTGAAGATATGACTCCATCAAACCAGACACTTCTGGTTGACTTCCGCCTTCTGCACCTTCAGAAATAGATTCTGAATGGTTTCTTTGTGCGCTGGAGTTAGTGGAGAAATAAGAATCTCTCAATGTTTCCAGTTTTTCACGATAGTTAGATTCACTTTCAAACTCAACATTTTCAGCAAGAGAAGCGAGTTTTTCCTTTTGGGAGAGAGCAAGACCCTCTGACACATCCGCAAGGATTACATCGGCAACCGATTCTGACAATCTTTTATTTAAAGCAACGTTCTTGTTGATTTGCTCATTGAGTTTATCTTCCATTTCATCAAGTTTTTCTACCATACTATGAATTACATCATATTTTTCTTCAGGGATAGTTACATAATGATCTTCAAAAAGTCCTCTCATTCCAGAAAGGAATGATTCGGTCATTTCGGTCTTAAGACCGTGCTCAACTGCGAGTTGATTTTCAGACATCCACTCGTCAGCAACATATTCAAGGTAAGCGTCAGTGCGCTCAGAAAGTTCCGCCTTAACAGCAGCAACTTCTTCGACAAGAGCCTGTTCATATTCAGACTTCATCTCTTCTTTAATTTCTGCAATCTTAGTTCTAATTGCTGCCTCAAAGATAGTGCGTGCTTTTTCTTGGAATTCTTCAGAAAGTTCTTCGCCAGAAATCAAGGCATTAATATCTTCTTCGACATCAATTACTTCTTCTTCGACAATTGCTTCTTCAGATTCTTCAGTAGTTTCAGCAACAACTTCTTCTTCGGTGGTTTCTTCTTCAGAAACTACTTCTTCTTCAGTTGCTTCTTCTTCGGATACAATTTCTTGATCCTCTTCTACTTCAACCTCTGCTTCCTCTTCTTTCATGCCTTTAGCAGTTTCCGCAGGTTTTGCACCTTTGTTGACTACATCTCTAACTTGCTTAAGAGTTGCACCAGGAGTCTTCAGCTTATTGCTGTCGTCATCTGGTTTAGAGTTTTCTGGGGTTGGCCCACCTAGATCTTCATAAGTTGGAGGTGTACCACCTGTGGTCAACTTAGGCATTGGATCTCCAGGCGCAGCGTTTTTAGTTACTACGTTTTCCATTTCTTGTAAATTGCTACCAACGGACATTTGATTAGACATGATTGTATTAATCTATATTTATTTATAATTTAAAGATTTGAGAGGAAATTGTTCCATAACTGGAGTTTATGCTCCTCAAGAGTTTTTTGATCAACTAGAGTGTTGATTCTTTTTTGAGTGTTTTCTGCGAGTTGCTCACGAAGAATTCCACCTTCCCATACCCACTCTTTTCCTTCCATAATTCCTGAAACAAAAGCATCAGGGGCAGAGGGATCAGCAACGATGTCAGCAGCAGTTGCTAGCATGAAATCTTCACCTACAACTTTTACACCATTATTATCTTCTTTAATAGAACCAATTCCACGAGAAGAAACTCCAAGCATCACACCTTCATCAAGAAGTGACTTTGCAATCTTACCCATCGGTGTATCGAGAAGTTGTGCCTTACCTCTAAAATTGTTTCCTTCTTGAGTAAGAGAAACAATTTTATGGGAAACACGATCAAGATTTACAGTGGGACCATCGGGATGTCCAAGTTCGCCAAGAGCACGACCCTTTGCAGTGAAGTTTTCATTGTATCTTTCAACTTCTTTTGCAAGAGTTGAAACAGGATACATTCTTCCATTGCGATTCTTGATCTCACCTTGAAGGAAGGTTCCTTCAATATACATTTTTTTATTTGATCCTTTGCCTTCAGTGACAAATTTTACGCTAGAAATTTCTTCCGTGATTAATTTCATCATGCTACCCCAGTAATTTGAACTTGTTGGACATACAATGCTGAGGCAGTTCCTTTTGCTGCCACTTGGAAGACATCTCTCAGTTCACCTTCACCATCGGTAATTGGTCCCACTTCACTAGTATCATGGGCAATAGTGATTCTTGTGCTGAAAAATCCAGGATCTCCGTTAGAATTATGACTAAAAGATCCATTAAGAACTGAAAGGACTGTCAATCCTATTCCCGAAGTTCCGCCATTGGCACCAGCAGGAACAATTCCAGTCAGTTGAACTTTATCTCCAACTTCAAATGGACTTCCGCTTCCTGCGGGGAAATCAATCGTGGTAGTTGTTCCTGTTGTGACACCAACAACTTTTTGTGACTTTGGTCTACCCACACTTAATGTTACTGTTCCACCAGACTCGACATAGTAATCGGAATTTGCAGCAGCAGGATCAATTCCAACTGCTATATGTGCATCTCCGCCGACTACATGTACTCTTACAGTATCGGTAAAATGAGTCATAATACCTGATGATGCCGATGCCGTGGCAACAGCAAAAGATACTCCACTTCCTACCGGTTTATGTGCCATTATTCTTGATCCTCAGATGATGATTGGTCTTCAGGTTCTACTTCACTGAACATAGAAGTTGCAACCTCTGGTTTGAAATTATCAATCCTTTCAGTTGCCTTTGCAAACAAAATGTCTTTAATTTTGTCACTAACTTCTGCTGCTGACGAATCAACAGCAATCAAATCTACAAGTTCTTCCATAAAAATTAATATAAGTCCTATTCATTTATTTATATCTCGGCCTTTTTAGTATCCTTTTGCATTTCTGCATCAGTGACGCTGCCATCAATCTCTGGTTCCATTGGAACATCACCCATCATTCCCATATCTTCACCTTCTGCGGGCAGAGGTTCTCCCGTGATGGGGTCAACTGCATTTGGATCAGGAATAATTCCATCCTTAATTTCCTGCTCAATTTGCTCATCAATTTCAATAATTTCTGCATCAGTTTGGCGAAGAATTTTTTTGCGAACATATTCATTTGAATAAAATTTTCCGATGTAAGGTTCAATAGTTGCGAGCGTTCCTAGACGCTCATTCATCATCTCAGTTTCTTTTAACTCTGCAAATTGATTGTCATAAAGAAAATCATATTGAATGTGATCTCTAATTTCTTCCCAATCTTCTGGAGTGATAATGTTTTTAAGTATGAGTTGAGTCTTCAACATGTCATTAAACATGTTCGCAAAACGCTTCCTTAAACGACCAACAAACTTGGAGAACTTAAGTTCATCACGTAAAATTTCAGAAGAACGACCAAGGTTAAATCCACCATCAGCAGCAATTCTGGATTCGGGAACACCAAGTGCCCTATAGAGTTTTTTCTGGAAGTATTCAATATCTGATAGTTCTCCCAGATTCTGTCCACCAGGTAGAGTAGTAATCTCAGTTCCGCGACCACCTTCTCTACGAGGCAACCAGAAATCTTCCATCATGGACATGAACT